AAAATCATCTTGAACATTTTGATAGGTAGCATTTGTTAAACCACTTGACCCGTTAGAACATACATAATGAGATTTTTTCATACCAATCGCATTGATAAGTCTATCATGTAATTTATCTGGCATTAGTATATTTTTTTCCCAAATAAACATAATTAAAATCCTGATTGAAATTTTTGCCATTCAATGGCATTTTTTATTTGATACGTGCGACCTGAGATATTACGAATTATCTCTTCAAGAAATTTAAGTGTCACATCATAATATTTTATCTTCATCTCTGATGTGCTTAACTTCTCATCTGCCTCCATATGCCTCTGTATTGCGTCTTTCTCTCTAACTTTATATGGAAATGGGTCTTCTACATACACTTCGGCAGGTGCTTTTCCTGTATAGTAATTATATCTTTCTAAACGAATACGATTATATGAGTCTCTTGCCTTCTCTCTCAATAACGAAATAGTATTATATATCGTGTAGTATTTTGAATGAAGTTGAGGTATTTTTAGTGATTCATTATGTAGGTTATCAGGGTCAATGGTTGCATCACGCTCCCACATTTCCTGAATTTTTTCAAGATTCATAGACGAGTTCTGCCATCAGTATCAAATATATTATATACAGTATAACGCATAGTTGCCTCTGCTGTAAAGTAGTTTATGTCGGTTTCTGTTGCATCAAATTCTAAAGATGTTAATCCTACTGGAAATAAATCATTAAATTTTACAATCGCAACATCTTTAAAATTACTGTTTAGTATGTGTAGACTGCCATCACTGAATACTTCTAACGGATCTCTCAATCCATCTTTATCTGTAGTTAAATCTGCAAACTGTTGAGGAGTCTCAGGGAATCCAATACCCTTCAACCAATTATGCATTGCCATATAGTTTTGCATATTTTCATCAACTAGAAATCTTATAGTTAAATCACCATAAGTTAACTTTTCACCAGGTATATCAATATCTTTTAGATATGATGATTGAACAGCAGTTCCAAGTGATATCTCTGGTATTCTAGCAGAATTTGAAAAAAATGCAACCTTTGGATATTTTGCCAAAGTAAATTTAAACCCAACAGGTGCGAGAAAATTTCGGTTTTGTATTTGGTTAGCAAATGGGTCAGCCATTACTCACCCCCACCACCGTTTCCGCCACCATTTCCTCCACCGTTACCTCCACCATTACCATTGCCATTACCATTGCCATTTCCGTTCCCATTACCATTGCCATTACCATTGCCATTACCATTACCACTGTCAGAACGATTGTCAGGTGCTAAACGTCCACCATATCCAACTCGATATCCTGTTGGAATCTTTTTACATTTCTTGTCAGTAAAACAATAGTATTGCCCTGCAGGACATTTTTTTGCCTCTGATAATTCTACGAACTCTCTAAAAGTTCTTCTTGTTAGTGTGCTTTTATTCATGTAATTTACGAACTCTTTTGATGCATCAACCATATTATCTATATCTTCAAGAGATAATTTTTTAACAGGAAATATATTAGACCACCTATAATTTAAATCCATAGGTGATTGATAAGCATTAGTGACCATATAATGCCACAATGTTTTATCAAATCCTGCTACTGGACTTGTAGCACTTTGACTGAAACCAGTATTACCTGTTCCATTTGGATCTGTATTCATTGTGGGAGCTTCTTTTAGAAACTCTTCAAACTTTTTCACTCTTCTATGATTAAATTAAACCATTCTTCGCTCATGCCTTTGATTATATCATCAGCTGATTCCTGATCTGGTGCATATCCTTCACGAATTAAATGCTCAGAAACCTTATTATAATTTTGATGAGCCTGTTGAGTTTCTCTTGGACTTGGTTTCATCGGTAATTTTAGCTTTATATGTATTTAGACAAAAAAAGAGACCCATAAGGGTCTCTAGAAAATATGTAATATATGAATTACATTAAGTTTGCAACTTTAACTCTTCTGTAGTATACGTTGCTGTTACGAGCAAGTGCATCAGCAGCAGGTACAACTGCACCTTTAGCAAATGGGTTTGCGACGATTCCGTAACGAGTCTTAAATCCAATTTTTGGTTGGAAAGTGTCTGCTCCCACACTACGTACCATCTGTAGAGGAACGTATGGGCAGTAGAATATACCTGCGTCATAAGGTGATGTACCTTTATAACCTGCAACATAGTACTGATTAGCAGATACGTTTGCTGCGTATGGGTCAATATAGACTCTGAACTTACCTGCAAGAACACCAGCAAATGTATTACCTGTGTCATCTACATTTAAGTTTGCATTTAACGCTGGAGTGTAATCAAGTACACCTGCCATTGTTAGTGCTGAAGCAACGTCTGCGGAACAGAGGATCATGTTGCCCTTTCCACGACGAGTTCTTTGTGCGATTGCGTTTGCATCTCTTTCGATTTGGAAGATCAAACCTTTGAACTTCTCAACAGACCATCTTCCGTTTGAGTCAACGTCTAAGTCGAAAGTACCTGCGTTTGCTGTGTTTACAGCAGCACCTGTTTCAGCAGAAAGATAGATTGTTCTAATAACCTCTCTGTTAATTTCAGCAAGAATTTCAGTTGATAGAATATTTGCTAACTCTGCCTCTGCATTCAATCCGTGGATTGCTTTAAGGTCTTGAGCTAATTCTAAACTGTACTCTGCTTTTAGTGCTCTGGACTTCGCAGTAACTGTAACCTTCTCGATTGAGAATGCCATTTGACGGAAGGCATTATTAGCTTCTCCTCTAAGAGATTCAGCCTCCTTCGTTGACATACACCTGACCAACGTTGTAAGTTGTAGCAGTTGCACTGAAATTGGGTTAAGTAGACCTGGATTTGAACCACTTTGTGCAGTTGTACCAAAACCAACGTCCCCTTGTGGGTTGTTTGCGTTACTTGTGTTAGTCTTACCTTTGTTCTGAGTTGAGAATGCAGAATCGACTTCGTTGTAGAATGTCTCTTCTCCACCAGGTGTCTCAAGTTTGGATCTCATTGCGAAGATAAGTCCAGTAGGACCATTCATTGGTTGTACACCAGCAAGGTCATATGCCACTAAGTTAGGCATTGCTCTTCTAATCAATGAGATTAGAACAGGGTCGAAACCTGCAACTGGTGAATCTGCAGAACCACTAAAACCAGCGTTACCTGTTCCAGATGGATCTGTATTCATTGTAGGTTGTTCTGTTAAGAACTCCCTTTCTTCTCTTAATGCTTTTTCTTGGTTTTCCAAGAGAACTGCTGTAACCATTCTACGATGGGGATCAGAAATTTTTTCCTGTCCTTCTGCGTTTAGTAGTGGTGCCCATTTCTCTTGTAAAGCCTCAGTATTAATAGGGGCTTGCATTGAAATTTTACCTCTTTTTAAAAGTTTAGTTTGAATTTATGATAAAAAAATCATTTTTTAGAAACTCTAGTCAGAGTCTTAAGGTAGGCTTCCATTGTAGGACTTACACTAGATGTATAGTCTGTGGAACCTGCTTCCTCTGTTAGATTCTCTGCTGTGTTTCTTTGAGCTGCTTTTGTTGGGAAATAAGATTCCTTCAACGTTTCTAGCTTCTCACGGTATGCTGTTTCACTTTCAAACTCAACATTTTCTACTAAACCAGCCAACTTGTCCTTTTGTGTTTGGGCAAGTCCATCAGTTACTTCTGCAAATACTACATCGGATACCGATTCGGCTAATCTCTTATTAAGAGCAATATTCTTCTCGATTTGCTCGTTGAGTTTACCTTCCATTTCATCAAGTTTATCTACCATGCTCTCGATGACATCATATTTTTCTTCAGGGATAGTTACATAATGTTCTTCAAAAAGACTCTTCATTCCAGAGATGAATGATTCAGTCATTTCTTCTTTAAGACCAGATTCAACTGCAAGTTGATTTTCTGCGATCCACTCGTCAGCAACATACTCAAGGTATGAGTCAACACGGTCTTTTAATTCTTCTTTGATTGAAGCAACTTCTTCTACGAGTTTTTCTTCGTAAGAAGCAGTTAGTTCTTCTTTAATTCCTTTTACTTTGGAATTAATTGCAGCTTCAAATATAGTTGCTGCTTTTTCTCTGAATTCCTCAGAAAGTTCTTCACCTTCGACAAGAGCATTGATGTCATCCTCTACGGAATACTCAACTGTCTCTTCTTCGGCAGCGACTTCTTCTTCTTCAGAAACCACTTCATCCGTTGTTGTTTCTTCTTCAGAAACTACTTCGTCAGTAACCTGCTCATCTTCGGCAACTACGTCACCTTCAACTTCTTCCTCTTCCTTCATACCTTTAGGAGCGGGATCGCCAGGTTTTGCACCTTTAGTGACTATATCTTTAACTTGTTTTAAAGTGCCACCAGGTGTTTTTAGTTTTGCCGAATCATCATCGGACTTATAGTTTTGTGGAGTTGGACCGCCTAAATCTTCAACAGTACCAGTTTGACCAGGTGTTGAACCTGTTAGACTTGGCATTGCATCAGCTTTAGCAGCTCCTTTTGTTACTGCGTTTTCCATTTCTTGTAAATTGTTGCTACCAACGGACATGTGATTAAAAATTAATAATCTGTATTTATTTATAGATCTTAGAGATTAGAGAGAAATTCATTGAATAAATTCAATTTTTGTTCTTCTAATTTTCTTTGGTCTACAAGAGTATTGATTCTCTTTTGTGTTTTTTCTGCGAGTTGTTCACGAAGAATTCCTCCTTCCCAAATCCACTCTTTTCCTTCCATAATTCCAGACACAAATGCGTCAGGTGCAGAAGGATCGGCAACGATATCAGCTGCTGTTGCTAACATGAAATCTTCACCTACAACTTTGCATCCTCTCACATCTTCTTTAAGTGAACCAACACCACGAGAAGATACTCCAAGAGTTACACCCTCACCGATAAGATTTTGTGCAATCTTACCCATAGGTGTTGAAAGGAGTTGTGCCTTTCCTTTAAAATTATTTCCCTCTTGAACAAGAGAAGTAATTTTATGAGATACACGATCAAGATTAACAGTAGGACCTTCGGGATGACCAAGTTCTCCTAATGCTCTTCCTTTTTTAACAAAACTTTCATTGTATCTATTAACCTCTTTTGCAAGAGTATTAATTGGATACATTCTACCATTACGGTTTTTAATTTCACCTTGAAGGAATACACCTTCAATGAACATTTTTTTCTGAGCTCCTTTACCTTCTACAATAAATTTAACTCTTGCTACTTCTTCCGTAATTAGTTTCATTAGAAATCTCCTACTATTTGAACTTCTGAGATATGTGTTTTTCCACTTCCTCTCACTGCGACCTTTACAACTTTTCTAATTTCACCTACTCCATCAGTAGCAGATAAATTAGCATCACCATAACCCAAAGTTACAGTTCCAGATTGAGTTGATGCATTTCCAGATATTCCAAATGGATTTGGACCAGTAACTGCTGTAACATCTGCACTTGTAGTATTAATACCAGCAGGTGCACATCCTGTTACTTCAACTTTATCACCAACAACAAATGGAGCTTCTGTTCCAGCTGGAAGACTAAATTTTATTGCACCAGATGCATTTGCAACTGATATTGTTTGAACCGAAGCAACACTTTCCTTAAAAACTAATGAAGTTTTTTGAGGAACATATATGCTACTATCATCTGTTGCTGTTGGGTTAGTTCCAACTTCAACAAATGCATCACCACCAGCTGGTGTTACTCTAAGATAACCTGACTTTAATGGAATTGATGCACTTGTTGCGTTCCCAGAAACAGATGCAATTTTTTGTACGACCTTGAAAGCTGCCATTTTTATAATCAACCGTGATAGTGTTATTTATGATTCCTCTTCTGCAGAGTCATCTTCTGCATCTGCAATTGAAGGATCAAACATTTGTGCAGCAATACCTGCTCTTTGAGAATTTATTTTCTCAGCAGCTTTTGCATACAATGTGTCTTTGATCGAATCTGATATATCAGTTGCTGATGCATCAGTTGCAATCATGTCAAGTAATTCATCCATATTTAATATTATGTTAAGATATCTTGATTATTTATATCTCTGCGGACTTAACATCTT